AGAAAAAATACAACTACAAGGCGCCTTACTGGATATTTCCGAACGTATTCGCCGCGCCGCTAACAGCATTCAGTAGTCATTGACTGAATTTTATTTAACAACTGAAGCCCCTATCTCTGGGGCTTTTTTTAGTAGTCTCATAAGAGAGCGTAAGAGAGAATTAAGAGAGGTTTTGTGCTTGAAGCCCTTTGTTTATAAGCTCTTAAATGATTGGAGCTAAGAGAGAATAGCGGTTCGTTGTTTTTAAAAATATTTTTTCAAAAGTTGTCCCTTTGATTTTTTTTTGTATCTTTGCAGTCAAATAACTCTAAGGAGATTTTTATGAACAATAACCTATTTTTTACCCATAAGCGTGTTTTCTACAATCCAAGCCGCTATCTGAAGTTTTTGGAGAAGAACAAGGAACTTATTGTAAAAGTGAAAGTGGTTCCTGCTAAATTAGGGGGAAAAGGGTTTGGGAGAATAGAAGTAGAATTAGACAAATCTTTAATGTATGGAAAATAATCATTTGCAGGCTTTCAAAGAAAGTTTAAAAAATATAGACAGAGAAGAATTTTTAAAACTCCTTGCGGAGATAGAAGCAGAGCCACAAAATGAAAATGAGCTAACTGTGGGTGAGTTTTTGGACTTGATGAAGAATTAAAAGCCGCGCCGCTAACAGCATTCAGTAGTCATTGACTGAATTTAATTTAACAACTGAAGCCCCCATCTCTGGGGGCTTTTTTTAGTAGTGTGAAACTTTAACTTTTTTCATGGTAAAAAAATAAGTAAGATATTTTGCTATTAAAAATAATAGCATTATCTTTGCAGGGTATTAATTAGACAACGATGAAATATTCAGAATTAGAGAAGAGACTCAAAGAAGCGGGGTGCTACGATACGGAGAAACAAGCTAATGGCCACCCTGTATGGTATAGTCCTATAACAAATAAAAAGTTCAGACTGAGCAACCATAAGAGTAAAGAAGTAGCTACAGGCACCTTAAAAAGAATATTAAAAGACGCGGGGTTAGACTCTTAACCTTTATAAAAAGAAACACACATGAAACGAGTAAAAGTATTTATAGAAAAGACAGAGGACGGATATAGTGCCTATGTAGATTTGGAAGACACAACGCTTAACTATGGGATCATAGGAGAAGGAGTAACCGTATCAGAGGCTTTGGAAGACTTCAGAGCCTCCTATGAGGATATGAAAGCGATTTATAAAGAAGAAGGGCGAGACTTTGTGGAGGCTGATTTTGAAATTTTGTACGATTTGCCTTCTTTCTTACAGTATTATTCAAAGATATTTAGTTTTGCAGGATTGGAAAGATTGACAGAGGTTAATCAGGCGCAATTGAGTCAATATGTTCAAGGATATAGGAAGCCCAGCAAACAAACAGTCGTGAAGATTCAAAAGAAATTGCACCACTTAGCTGAAGAATTACAAGATATTCAGTTTGTTTAATTAATACACTTTTACAATTCTGAATAAAAAGCCCTCTATAACGAGGGCTTTTTTATGTGCTATACAAAAATTTTCCAAAGTTGTCCCTTTGCTTGCAGGTGGCAACTATTGTCTAAACAGACAATACACGGGAGTCTAAATAGGCAAAAAAAGGGGCAACTATTGTTTAAACAGACAATAGTTGAAGGGCTTTTTTTTTGTGTTTAGTAAGGTGGCAAAAAATTTTTTCAAAAAAGATTTGGAGGTTTCAAAAAAAGTTGTACCTTTGCAGCGTTCAAACCTTGCGGTCTTTTTCATGTCCGCATATCACATAAAGATTTTCGAATACTCACAGCGTGAGGGTGTCGCTATATAGTAATATATAGCAAATTTTGCGGATATATCCGGCGAGGTTTTAACAGCACCTACTCACGCTTTTTTATTTTTTATACTATGTTAAAACCTCAAACCTCTCACCATGTAGCTTTGGCTATATCGTGGGCAACTGGCCGCACGAATCGGCTTTCTCTTCTAAGTAGTTCGGGCTGCTTGAAAAACCCCAATGATTACGAACCTGCGGACGATCCTACGGTGGTGGATGCCATCGCTCAGGAGTGTTTCCACTGCTTGCTCAAGGAAACTTCTCGTAATTGCCTACTTGCCTATCGTGATGGGCAGTGGCATGTCTCCACTTCTGCGGGGACTACTTCTGACCCCTCGTTACAGCTTGCCGTAATACACGCTTACTTATCCTACTATATTTCCACCCAAAAAGAAAGGAGGGCTGTGCTATGAGAGCAAACAAACAACTACCCAGCCCACTAAATGAAGTCCTCGGAAGAAAGCTCGCCTATTGGCTCTGCGAGATAGATGATAAGATAGATCGCGAGGAGGATTTCCAAGAAAAACTATTACAGTTCCCTAAGTTATTGGAGGACTCTACCTTTTTTGACAAGGAAGAGGAAGCCTTTGTCAAGGATATATTCCTACATGTGCTCTCTCTGACCTTTATCATACAGAAGCATAAGGAGGAAATCTGTACCTTCTGTGAACAGTACAATGAATAATGACTACAAAGCCTCTCCTTTTGGAGAGGTTTTTTTTACGATTCTTGATCAGGCGAGCCCACTCATTCATATTTCACTCCGATTTTTAAAATTCAAATTGTAAAAACAATTAAGGCGGCAGGGGGCTTTTTTTGCACACTATGAAAATGAAATTGATTTTTAGACTTTTAACATTTTGAAAAACAAAGCAGTGAAGGCAAAATAATGATAAAGCACCCTGTTTTTTCCCGCTGGGGAATGTGTCCTTTATTTATCCTGATAGTTTTTTGACCTTTGCAACATGGTAGAAAAGATATTTTTAAAGGACGCTTTGGCAGAAATGCGAAAATTAGATGCAGAGAAAAAGCCAATACCCTTTTCCTTGGCAGTACGCACCTATAACAAGCAAAATGGTTTTGGTGGAAAGCTCCTGATATACCATAATGCTACCCTAATGCAACAGCCCAAGGCAAAAAAAGATTTTGAGAAAAACCCAAACCACTGGGACAACAAGACACGAAATATTAAACTTGCTGACGGGACGATAAAGAAAATTATTATCCTGTTTATAGTGGTTTTTAATGGGAAAGAAGTAGTTTATTAATACAAAAAAATAACGAAGCGTAAAAATAGTATTATAAAAACTTTAACACAAAAAGACTGAAAAAAGTTGGCGATTCATTTTGTGGTTATGAAAATATAATGTATCTTTGCAGTGTCCTTGAGAATCAGGGATGAAGTTCTTAGACTTCTTTGTTTAACCAAAAAATTTGAATTATGTTTTTTGAACTAAAAATCAAATTCAAATTTGAGAGACTAAAAAAAGGCTGGTCATTCCTGCTAAGAATAAGAGCCAGCCTTGAAAAACTTCTCGTTTTTCTCTTTAGTTAATCTCAAAAAGTGGGGGGAGCACAAAGCTCTCCCCTGCTTTTGACTGCAAATATACTAATTTTTTTGATATGAATGCCTTTTTAAAATTATTGAAAAATATTTTTTCAAAAGAACCCTTTGAACAGGAAATAGAAGTGAGCATAAGCCTTGAGGCTGTTTTGTTTTTTGTTGCATTTGTAATACTACTGCTATGGATACTGATCAGATAACCCAAGAAATAGAGCGGATCATAGAGGCGCTGGATATGGGCGCCAAAGGCTGCGCCAAAGCAATGGGAATAAGCGTGCAGGCTTTCCGCAATAAAAAAAGCCAAGGCAGCCACAGAGATAAGTTCAACGAGAAAAACCTGCAAGACCTTATCCGATATATAAAAGAGGTCAGTGATCAGTTGTCAGTGGTTAGTGGTTAGTAGGGCACAAGCTGCAAGCTCGCGCCAGCGGTGGTTAGTTGTCAGTGAAAAGTTACCAGTATGGAAAAAATAGATAACGATTTGTATATACTCTCTAAGAGTGGGGCGGCTGTGCTCTTTGATAATAAGCATGGGCTTACAGCGCCCAAGACTAAAAAAGACTTATCCGATACGGATAAGTACTCCGTGTGGGGGGATGATAACCTTTACCCGCAGCAGCTGACCGAAAAGCTCAATAAGACAGGGGCGGCCATAGGAGGGCTGGAGGTACTGATCTCGGCTCATTATGGGTTAGGGTTCCGCTTATACCAAGACGTGGAGACAGAAGAAGGAATCATAACTAAGGAACGCGCACGTAACTCTTTCCCTGAGCTGAACCAGTTCTTTAAGGCTTGTCGCTGGGATATTACCATGTCCGAGATCGTGGAAGACTTTGAGACCTACGGGATTGCCTTTGTGGAGTATTTGCTTTCGCCTAATAGGGACAAGATCGTATCCATAAAGCGGCAGCAAGCAGCTCATTGCAGGTTGGGCGTACCCAAGGAAAAGGGCTATGTGGATAAGGTGTATATCAATACCTCGTGGGGTGGTACCTTGGACGAGGAGCTAACGGAGGA